AACCATAAAGACACGCTCTTCTGCTCCACCTGCGACAGCCATTGCACAAGCAATACCAATATCGAGAATTTGCTCTACCCTATATCCACGAGCTTCACCAAAAGAAACCTCTCGTAAGAAGCCAATACCCTGAGCACCATAGACAACCATTTGGCCTCCGAGTGGCTTTACTGCATAGATATCTCCCTCCCAGGGGATAAAAGCAAAACCCATCTGCCAGTTGCGGACAGCACTAAGCACAAGCTCCTGTATATCTGTAGCCCCATAACCAGTAAGTGCACAAAGCTCTATAGCAAAAGGCTTAGAGCTAGAGCCTCCACCAGGTAGTCCCCACATAACCATAGAGCCATTTGGTACATTGCTTCCCTTGGTCAACACACCAAGCGGAGCATACTTATTCCAAGTCTCCCAGACCTTCTGGCCAAAGCCACTATCGAAGTAAGTGCCAGTATGGTAGATGCCACCGATATACAACATGCCGTCGTGGATACAGACAGAAAGAGGCACTGGGATATCATCATAGTTTCCAAGCACCCATTGGCCATAGTGAGGCGTATTGACAATCAGACTCTTTCCGTTTGTGATAAGCCAGTTATCGTCAAACTCAGCATACTGCATATATGTACCAAGACTTACAGTCTCCGGTGTGCTGTTGTCCTCAACTGAGTCTAACTGATTTGAACTGAATAGATTTGTAGATCCTCCACTAAAGCTTGCATTAAGCTCGTAGAGATAGTGTGTAGTTGTTCCACTCACATAGTTATAGAAAATATTCTTCCTGCTTCCCTTGAGCAATTTTGTGTACGGAAAAGCAATCGTAGTTACAGCATTAGTAACTGGATTGGTAGGTGTATCCACTGGAACCAAGCCCCGACCGACCATTGGCTTAGGTCCATGGAGCAACTTCAATCCTGCCTCTGCTGGATCATCAACATGTCGCCGAAGGCCGCGAGCCAGAACATCCCTCATTCGCAAAAGTTGAGTAGGCATTACAAACGTCCTCCAAGACCAAAGGTATCGTTGATTCCAATGTACACATTAAGCTCTTCAACAGAGCGGCCAGAACCGTCTGTCGCTCTTACTGCAATCTGAAACTCTATCGCGCTATGCACAAGATCCACAATGCCACCCTGAGAAAAGGCGACCCAAGCTAGACTAGAAAAGACACCATCTTGTTTGTCTCGGTAGTATAGTTTGAGCTCAAACTCCGTTGGATCATCGGCCACTATCTGGACATAGAAAAGAGTCTTTGCCTGCTTTGTGCCGAAGTCAAGGATCTCTGTAGTGAAGCGAAACTCTGCGTCTGTTGTATCTGCGAAGATACCTTGAAGCTCACCGACATCTACAACAAGCGAAGTGACAAGCTCCGGTATCTCACTTAAGCCGAATTCTGTCTTGAGGTAGCACTTTGCATCGGTAGAGATATACCAGTTTCTAGTCTGTGGATCGAAGGACATGATTGGAGTGGCTGCAAGCAGCGGAGCTATATAGGTGCTATAGTCAAGCTTGGTTAGGTTTAGGTCCTTGCTTAGAGTCCAAACATGCCCCTTTTCGTCAATAAAGATATGCTCAAGCTCATCTCCAGTAACGCAGCCCCTGTCTGCAATGCCAACCTTGAGCAACTCGACAATAGCGTATCCTTGCTCCACGGGATCGATATAGCATATGCCTTGTTCACAGTAGTAGACAACGCCCTTGCCTAGAGGCTTTACAGCAACAACATCTCCAGCAAAGGGCAGTTCAAAGAAAGCTCCCTCGTTTCTCTCTACAACATCGAGAAATTCTGTCTGTGTAAACCAGAGCATATTGAACCAATAAGCATCTTGGAGGTCTACTGCACTCACCCAAGCAACATTTGGCTTATTGAAGGTCAGGGTATCGCTAGAGAGCGTCCTGTAAGCTTGCACTTTTGTCTTATATGCAGCACTCAGAATGTTATCAAGACCACCGAGATACAAGCGTCCTCTTGAAACGCAGCAACTCTTTGCAAATACACTATCATCCACGAAGATCCCATGATCAGGGTGATTGAAAACCACGCACGCTCCATTTGTAAGAAACCAACGAGTGCCAGAATCTGCAAAGTGCCATACTCCTCCAGCAGGCACTGTACCCGCTGCTGGCCCAGTTGTTACGTTTGTCGCAGGATTGTACTGTGAAATGTCAAAAGGGGTCACCGCTGTCTCTATCCAAGCAGCACCTCCCCAAGCAAGCGTGGATATGCTATCTTCATAGCAAAGGAGCACAACATCTCGACCATAGAAAAGCTGCGGGAAAGGTGGAGCTATCGTGATTCCACTGATAAACTCCACCAATCCCTCATACGCTGACAGACCGTACTCACTGACGCAACAAAAGTGAGCTTCTGTCAAGAACTCCTTTCCGCGGAGGTTCTTGTAGCTCGGAGCAAGTCCCTGCACAAGGGCTTTACTTAGACTCTTCAGCTCTCTCGGCATCTTTGATGTCCTCAAGTAGGGCTTCTTCTTTACCCTCTATCTCAACCTTGGCCGGCTGCCAGCCTTTGGGAGCTTGCTCACGTTGCTTGAGCTCCTCTATCTGCTTCCGCCTAACAGCGCGTATCTTTTGCAACTTTGGGTTCATAGCTCTATCCCTCCACACAGAATGGTTCGTCGTCGTCTATATCGTCGTCGTAGACATCGGCAAGCAGTTCTCGACCCTGTTCCTTGATTGCATTGAGCATTGCACTAGCCCTAGAAGCATTCGTGTGGGCTTTTTCAAGCTCATAGATAGTGGCATCAACAAGCAAATCATATCGTTGATCGTCTGTCCAGAAGTTTGTGTCGGTATCGCTAGAAAGAAGGCTTTCTGTAAACAAGCCCTCTAGAATCACAGTATAGCTCTGATCTGCTGGCGGCATAAACGTAAACCAGGGGACAGAAAGAGAGGATGTTACCCAACCATCTGCTGTATCAAAAAGACGAAGAACTACAGATTTGATGGTAGCAGTAACATTCGTAATACTTTCTCCAGACGGAGGAACTGGAGTTTCTGGATGAGCTGGATCTGCAAGATTCATTGCTACGAAGGCTATAGACCTCCATGATGAAACTGGTGTTATTTCGTTAAGTCCAGACTCAAGCAAGATAGGATCTTGAATACGGACAAAATTGTCATCAAGAAGAGCTAGGTATAAAGATCCGTGTGTCACTGTGATATCAATATCAATAATAAAACTTCCGCTCACAGCAGCATCAGAGTAACGGATCATTATAAATTGATCAGAATCGTTAGCTCCAGGAAGAACGTTAATACCATTGTTATCAAGAGTGGCGGTACTTCCAACTGCTCCCCATTCATTTGGATGCTCTTCATGCCAATCTTCAGCTTCATTTGGATCAATATTCAAAGTCACAGGAGTGTTACCAGTCTTAAACGATACATCTATCAAATACAACCCTGCTTGGACTTTTCCTCTTGCCCATTTTGCAGGAACCCCTTCGCTGACTTCATTAAATGGAACATTATAATCAGCTATAAGGTCCTGAAGCTCAACCCTGTCCAGCTTCTCATAAAGATCTGTTTTTTGCAAAAAAGCCCTCTTTGCAACCCGCACCCCCGGCACCTGCTTTTGGAACTCCCCTTGCGCGAGCGTGAAGCTATACCTTTGCTCCCTACGAACTTCTGGAAACAACCTATCCAGCGTTCGCAGCCCCTTGTTGATATACACATTACAGCCCCTGTCGCTATAGTCATTATCAAGAGGATCTACAGCGAGGTCATACCGACCAGTCTGGTCCACAACAATCTGTCGAATTTCACCGAGATTCATGGTTGGATCTCCAATTGCAGTAAGAGCAAAAAGCAACGTGGCGAACATGGTGGGGTCTCCTTATGTAGCATCATCAAGTAGATCAATAACAGCAGACTCATCGTCTGCATTATCCTCAAGGCCCGGAGTGCCAGCAAGCGTTATCACATCGCAATCGGCATTAATAGAGTCAATCTCATACTGCCCGTCATTCTCTCCAGCATTTTCACTACGACTGACTCGAATAATATCTCCAGCTCCAAGATAAGCAAATGGCCCTGTACCACTTGCTCCAGACAGGTATCCTGGATTTGAGTAAGCACTTATAGTCTTAGCAGTACCGTCAAAGGCAAAAAAAGCAATGTTCCCAGAGCCAGTTTTGTACTTCTGAGGCGTATCCCAACTTAAAGCATTGATCTCCGTCACAGCATCATCTGCAATGGCATTGGCTCTAATCAACAAACCTCCAATGTGGCCGTATAGAGTCGGATAGTCAACAGAAGAATCACTAAGCCCGGCTCGCAACTCTTCATTAGCAGTAACGTATAGACCCCTGGTCTCTTTGAGTAAGTTCAATATACGATCGATGTGAGCTATCGACATCTTCAGTGGCTTAACAACGGCCATCTCTCTATCTCCAAGTTAGGTAAAACTGGAGGGCTCGGCGGCAGCAACCCTTGGTTAAGAGTTACCGAGCCCTCCAGCACAGGGGGCTTACGGAGTCAGCGAATTATCTACACCAATACCGTCGAGATAGGCAAAGGTCATTGGATTGTGGAATTCAAGGCCGGTCTCTGTCAACCAGCTTTCCTTCTTTCCGTCGATCTCGCCTTCAGGCCGCTTCTTGGTGATGGTTTTGTCCATCGGACGCTCTATCAAGTTTGCCGGATCGAAGATAACCATCGCATAACGATTGCTTTCTTCGTAGCTGAACAGCGGGTGCGTGTACAGCATCAACTGCAAGCCACCAGGACCCATCCACTGCTCGATCTCCATACCAAACTCGGCCTGGCCTGGCTTGATTTGGATAAAGCCATACGCTTCAGCAAGCTGCGTGATGCCAAGGCGGGCACCAGAGCCACAGAAAGCGGTACGCTTGTTGTTGCCATAGCGAGCCACCTCTTCCAGCGTTTGGTCAAGCCAATCCTTGCCGCTTGTGATCCAGCTATCGCCAGCATAGGTTGCGTTTGTACGGAAGTCATACCAGCGCGTGGGGGCATACTCCCGAATCATCGGAATCATCCCCATCGTGGTATAGAAAGGCTTGCCGTTGAGAGTGCCGCTCGAGCGCTCACCCCAAAGGAACATCTTTTCAAGCTCCATCATGTGAAGCTCAAACTTCTCTCGCTTTTCCTCTTTGTAAGCATCGCCCGTATACAGCTTTGTTTTCATCTGCGTGCGGGTGATTTCATACGCTGTTTCTACAATCTGACTGTGATTGTACATCTCAATCGGATTATAGTTAACAACACCCGGCATTTGAGCGCCTTGCTCTTGTGCTGCGCCGATGATAAGCACTCGGTTTGTGCCGACCGGGTCTTGAAAGTCCCCTCCGTTAGTCGTTGCAACCAGCGTGACCACCTCGAGGTAGCTACTAGCTCCATTACTCACAACATTGGTAACGCGGGCGGCAACATCCTTTCGAGAATCTGTGCTGGTGCGCAAGTTGACAATGTGCCCGATGCGAAACTCAGCTACAGTGTCCGCTGCGGCCTTGACATAGAGCACTGTGCCGGCTGCGTTCACTCCAGCAGTGTATGCAGTACCCGCTGCAAGATTCGCCACGCTGGTATAAAGGCCAGTGGCTGCACCGCCTTGCGGAGGCAGATTCTTGGTCCACCAGCTAAAACGCGAGCCGTCAGTCAAGCCCTTGCTCTTCATCAAGCCGAGCATCGCCGTAAGGCGCACTGTTCCGTTTGGATACAGTCGAACGAGCCCTTCGCGTACATCGCCAGGAAGCTGGCCCTCTACCCAAGTGCCAGTATGCCGCACTCCGCGAGAGGCCGGGATAATCGTAAGTGACATCTCTACATTCCTTATCTTCGAGCCTATCGCTCAGCTTAGGTCGTTACTTCCTTGATCAGCCAGAACTGGAAACCATCCGAGAACAGCAAAGCATAGTCATTCACTGCGCTCAAATTGTCACCTACAACATCCGTTCCCGCGGCGTCAGTGATCTTCACTTCACCGCCGCCAGTGTTCAGCGCCTTGAACGTGAGCATCTCTCCCGCATAATGCGAAGGCGGGAGCAGTTTGATTGTACCAACCCCACTCGCCGGCGTCGTTACAAGGAACACTCGATCTGTATCCGTCGCTGCATAGGTTTCACTTGCAGCAGGAGCTACCCGGCTTGCCGAGTACTCATTCAGCGACCGCTGCTTCGGCAGCGTGCTCAAGTTACCAAGTGGCATCTTTCCTATCCTTTTTGTTCTACTTCCGGGAAGCCATGTTCGGTACTTCCGGGAAGTTTCTTGCCTTACTCAAATAGATCCCTAACATCCCGCTCTGCTTCGCTGATCTTCGTTGTAGGCAGCGGTGCCCGTGCTCCACGCTTAGGCGGAACCGTAGGCGCTGCTGTACGACGCGGAGCCGGCTTTGCAGGCGGAGCCTGTTCCTGCATCGGATCTCTCAACTGAAGCCTCTTACGAACCTCCGGCGCAAGTTTGGAGTAAAGCTGCTCTACCGAGATTGTTGGATCGTCTTGATACATCCTCTTCGCCACCGCTCCAACATACTCAGCGTGAGCCTTTAGGTCCGGATTCTGTTCATAGAACATCTGCGCCGCTTGCCGTCGACCAGTTTCAGCTGAAACAAGCGAGCCCACCAATCTAGGAAGCTCTGCATAGATAACTTCCCGTGACTCAGCGATAGCTTGCTTGCGAACCGCGTTGAGTGTCTTGTTTGCACTTTCTACAGAGTCAAAGGCTTTGTAAAGCTCGTCGTCGTCTTTGATAAAGGTCTTGTCCTCGAGAGCAGTTGCATCAAAGCCCTTTTGCTCTTGCTTCGGTTGCCTCGCTTCAAGCTCAGCCTTAAGCATTTGCAGTTCGTCACGGAGCTTAAGTACTTCAGGGTCGACAGCAGGCTCTCGAGTGGGCTCTGCTTCTACCCCTGGCTTTGCCTCTTTCGCAGCAGCCTCCTCCTCTTCTCCGCCATCTTCAGCAGCTTCCTCTTTTTCAGTAGCCTCTTGCTCACCCTCAGGCTTGCCTTGCTCGCCACCGTCAGCGCCTGGATCGTCAGGCTCAGCGCTGCCTGCTGTATCGTCGCCGAAGAGGTCAGTGAGGTCAGCAGCTGCTTGCTCTTGCTCTGCTTGTTCAAGCGCATCTAGCTCCTGTGTTTCTTCCGCAACCTGCTCTTCTTGTTCCAGTTCTTTCTGCTCAGTCTCCATCTTCCTGCTCCTCTGTATGTTCCTGTTCAATATCCTTCAACTCAGCTTCCATTTGATTGAAAAGGTCTCGCATAAAGCGAAGCTGCTGTAAGCGACCACGCAGCTTTTGCTCTTCGATAGCATCTGTTCCCGCTTCAAGCATGTCCCTGAGCGCTATGCACTGCATATCGATAAAGTCGATATAGTCCGCATGAAGGTGAGTTTGCTTAAAGCTTGCTACCTCACCTGAGGTTGCCTGCGGTCGATAGTTTTCGCTTAGAAAGCGTTTTCTCTGTTCGTCACTCACTGCTCCGTCCCTCCCTGTTGCTGCATCGGCACGATATTTCCCGCTTGTAGCTGTTGCTCTATCTGCTGTGCCGATTGTGTTTGCACAATAAAGCGATCTATGTTCTTTTCTCCAAGCCTGCGCGCGATACTTTGGTACAGGCGCAAGGTATCGAGACTCATGGTAATCCTTGGGTCTTTGTACGCAAGGTCGAAAAGCTGGATCATGCTCTGTGGATCGTTGGCTGTTGGCAAGAAGCCATCTATCGGCATAAGGTCTACATTCACGTCGAGATCGCTTGGTTTTACAGGCACCCTGTCTCGCTCTGGCATAAGGCCATATTCGTTAAGCAGCTGCTGTGCGTATCCACCGAGCACCCTTACATAGGTCTCTTCTCGCATGAATTGCTGTGTGTGCGCAGCGAGCATGAGACCCAGTGGCCGCATGACCATAGCGTGGACTATATTCACTGTCTTTCCAAGCCGCGCCGCAGCACTATCCGTTGTTCCCCGGAACTCAGCCGCTGTTCGCCGCTCTGGAGCATTGTCGAACTTGCCCTGGATCTGGCTCGGGGCAGCGCTTATCTGCTCTAGCTTATTGCTAAGATACCCTGCATCATTGACATGGTTTCTAGTTATATCGCTCTGCTGTAGCTGCTCAAGAGCTCCCTGCACACCTTGACCCCAACTCGCCCTACGCATACGAAAGATACCGCCTGGCTCGCTCATACTCTTCTGTACGTCGCGAATGTTGACCCTGTATGGATCTACCAGATAGGTGCTGTGCATTGTCTTGAGCACGTTTGTTATATGTGCACTGATGAACCAGTTTACCGTCTCATGCATTGGGTATAGTATCTCCATCCGACTTATCGGACAGACACTGTAGCCATCGTAGTCAGGACAGTTGTTAACAATAGGAAAGTTTTGATGGTTGAGGTTGAGCTTCTCTGCCTTGACAACGAGCCGATCGTTCGCAAGGGCAAAAGCCCACATTTCTGGATACTCGCTAGATCCAAGCTTCCACTCTGCCGGGATAAGCTTTACGAAGATATAGAATAAGTCAACAGGATTGGTTCCATAGTTGCCGTAAGTTCTATGCTCGGTCATGTTGAACCGATCAGCCCTGCCGCTGTTCGTCTCCATCAACGAGCTACCACCAGTTACATACTTGAGATACTTACAGTTAAAAAAATCGCTAGTGCGTCGCTCAAGGTTGAGTAAAGTCATTCTATCGCTTGGCAGCATAAAGCCTACAAACTCGCCTTTCTGTACCTCGTGACCCGGTACGTTTGGGTCAGGCAGATAGTTATAAGGGTCGATATTGATCAAGCGGTTCCCTTCCCACATGATCTTCTCTACAGGCTCTTCTGCATAGCCAATCTCTACTGGACCAAAGAGTCCAGGCTCAACAATCGGTCGCTTTTCGACCTTCATTCCCCACTCTTCTTCCCACTGGACCAACATCGGTGCAATGCCGTAGCAAAAGCCATCGCTAAACATCGTGTTTAGCTGAAGCTCTGCACCGCTACGTAGCAACTGCTGTTGAACAACATGTTGCATAAGCAACGCGCCAACTGTATCTTCTGGGCCGACCCCTTCGTAAGGAAAGAAGATATCAGAGAGAAAAACTTTGTGGAAGTGAGTAAGCAAGGCCTCGAGGATAGAAAAGAGCTCAGGGACAACGATAGATATTGGCTTCCTGCTATCCTTAAGCTTACGTGCCCGCTCTTTCTCATCAGGGACAGTGTATGCAGTGCGACTATAGTCAATCTTCTTCCAACTTGCATACCTATTGGACATCAAACTGCGGCTTGCTCTGCCCCTACATAGCAGCTTATCTACAATCTCTTTATGCAGTGCAGACTCAGGATGCCAATCTAACTCCCTGCCATCGCTATCTGTTGGATAGCTGTAGCCGAAGTTAGTGTCTCTTGGAATCGAGCCCCTCGATCCATCGTATTCATTGCCAAAAAAACCTTGGTCCATTATGTATAGTCCCCAAAGGTACAGAGGCTGTATTCAGTCTCCAAGTCTCCCTCTTCGTCAAACTCGTTCTCTAACTGCTTGTATTCATCCTCGTCAGGCTCTTCCCCTCCAGCAGTGAATTCAAAGTACCGGCCTCCCTCTTCCATCATGGCAACGATATAGGCGAAAGAGTCTGCAACGTCGTCATAGGGAGCCACTGGGAACATGAGCAGCTGACTCTCAAGCTCTTGGCAAACTGCGGGATGGTGGTAGACGAAGCCCTGTCGGTAGTAGGGGATAAGACCGCGGATGCGCTCTTCTTTCTTTTTCACTGCCTTGAGCTCAACTAGCTCTATATATGTTTTGTTCCTACGGACCATCTCGTTCTTGAACGGCTGGACGATCCATAGGTTGAGCGAAGTGACCTCCATGCCTACTACGCGCACTTTGTGTCTGTCTACGAGCTCGAACACCTTATCGTAGAGTTGGTCTGGATAAACGCGGTCATTGAATACTTCGAGGACAAAGAGCCGGTGCCGCTGCGTGTCTATCGCAACCACGGTTATTGCTGAGAAGTCACTCTGTGGCGTGACTGTCTTTGCAGGGTCTAGCAAGAGCACCTTTTCGTACTGCGCAATGTTTATCTTGTCGTTAGGGTCCTGCGGAATCTCCGTTCCATCCTTGAGCCAGAGCCGTCCCGTGGCCTGGTCAAAGTAGCGGAAGTGTTCGCTCTTGAAGCTAGCTCGCTCCGGTGCAAGGGGAATGTTTCGATACTCCCGGTAGAAGCTATCCAGCTTGCCGAGCTTCTCGAATTCATCGTATAGCTCTTTGATATCTTCGTCACTACGGTAGCGCGGAGCATAGCTCTCCAGCTTATCGTTGCATATCTCCAGCTTGACAAAGGACCAAAGCGGTTCTCCAACCCGGTTTTTGCTTTTCATGAGGTGGATTGGTAGAGCATCCTCGTGTTTCAGCGTATCGACATATATAACTTCCCAGTTGGCACTACCATCGACGCTCTGCATAAGGTCTGCAATGAACCACTCTCGGATTTTGAATCGATTCTCTTCGTTTTGCAGCTCTTTTGCGTTCTCTGGATCGTCGAGGATAATAAGGTCCGGCCTGTGCCCGCGCCAATTGAGGCCGCGAACCTGTTGCTCCATACCACGCGGCAACACAAGTGTCTCTCCAAAAGCGACCCACGCTTTCTTTGAGAAGGTATCGTCTAGCTCATCTGGTCTATCAGATACACGAATATCGCCAAAGGTTTTGTTTATCGTTTCGCTGGCGAGCAGCTCGTGCTTTAGGTTTTCTGTCTGCATTTCCGCAACAGTGAGTGTGTTGCTTACATAGACAATAAAGCGCTTTTTGCGGAACAGGATACCGCGCGCAGCCAAGCTCCTGCATATCGTGGTCTTGCCAATACCACGAGGGGCGAGGATGAGCTTTCTCTTGTTAGCTCCGTTTATAGCGTCGAAGATTCTATGGTGGAGGATAGAGAAAGGCTTGCGAAAGCTATCTCCTAGACACTCAGAGCAAAAGCGCTTATGGTCTAGATACCAGTCTGCAATAAGCTGGTCTCTAGCCGCTATAAGCTCTTCTGGAAGCTCTGGTGCTAACGCGGACAATCTATATCCTTTCTGTTCAAGTGACGGTCGGCCAGCTTGGCCGGGAGGGTCTGTGTCTGGCGGAAGGAGGGAGCCAGTGGGGTTTTACCAAACCGACCGACCGTCAAATTCTACTATGCCCTCTGCTGCTCGTCCCTGGAACTGGAGAAACCAAGGACGAGCGCAGAGGAGATCCGCACCGCGTCGTCTAACGGATTGGACTGGGGTCTCTATCTATCCTTTGCGGCAAGCAGGCCCAGTCCCGCTACCGCAGCAACGATGCTCTCGAGGTCCGGCTTAGTGCTCGGGTCTCCGTCTAGCACCGCAACTCCAACGGAGCCAAGCGCGGCAAGCAACACGCACACGCCAAGCGCCGTTGTTCTCCACTGCATCAACCTATCCACGTTTTCACTCCTTTTTTTCCGAGCATAAGGTGTGCATGTGTGTGTGTGCATGCACTTGAGGCGCGTTGCGCTGGTTACTTCTGCACTTCAGCCGCAACACCGCTCTTCTGCAGCTCACCAAGCAACTCTTCGTTGCTGGGCAGCCTATTGTACTGCTCGAGCCAATCTTCAGCAAGCCGCTCGATGATTTCTTGGATTGCACTTCGTTCGTCGCTATCTACTGTATCTGGCTTATCAAGCAACGCAATAATTTCTGGTGCTCTTTCTTGAGCAAAGTCTGCCAGCCGCTCAAGCTGCTCCCAGTCTATTGTCACCCGGTCTCCAGAAAAAGCACAGCCACAGGCAAGAAAGCCTAGGCTGAAGATCAAGCTATACAGTTTCATAATGCGGACACCTCGCACAGTTTGCCTCGACCCTGATTAATCGAGCTTCATGGTTGTCAATCTTCCCATCGAGCCTTTCTAGAAAGCTCTGCATCTCCTTCACCATATTCGACGTTATTGTAACCATCGTTGTGAGCTTTCCCCACAATACGCCAATGCCAAGAGCATTGAGTATTATCACACCAGCTGCTGATAGTACCCAGAAAGCATCAACTGTCACTTGCATCAGCATTGCCTTCCCCAGGGTCTATACTTACGTTTATCGTTCGTTGCTCTTCAAGCTCTATCTGCTTCCGCCGCTCTGCTTTCTCGATAAGCGCTTCTAGCTCACCTGCCGTGATTCGATTCGGCAGCGCTGGTTCATTCTTCGTTATTGGTCCGTTGCCAGTCTGAGCAAAGACCATACTAGCTACCTTGACCCGCTGCATTGGGGTGACTTTTGTATCCCGCTCCTTGTCAAGTACGTCACGGTACGCTTCTAGTGCATGCGGGAGCAACTCGTCAAGCTCCCGCCGAACGTCAATAGCACTTTGATTCTTCTGCTCTTGCAGCCGCTCTATCTCCATCTGCACAATTGGGCTCTTGAGAATCATGCAAATCGCCGTGGTGGTCATGTTCATGAGGTCGGCAATCTGCTTATTCGGCAAGCCTTGAAGGTGCAAGCGGATGATCTCCCTATGGTTCCCTTGGAGCTTTGTTGCCTCCCAGGGAACCGTTTTTCTAGTGAGATCTCTTTGCGGCTGTGCTTCTGACATTTTTTCTGCTTTACTGAGCGTTGATGCTGATCGCGGACTGATCGATGTTTGCGATATTACCCGCGTTCGTAGATGACCACACGGCACCGATCCCGATTACCAGCGAGGCGTTCGTCGGGATGGTCTTCGCGGTATTCACGATAGTCACATCATCACCGATGGCAATGCTGCCAGCGCAGTGGATAGATGCCGATCCACCTATGCTGCGAACCTGCATCGTGATGTCGTACGTGATAAGGTCGGAGACCGTTGGGTTGACAGCGCCGGATGTCAGGATTTCAACCGGCGTTCCCGACAGGTTTGCCACGGCCCTCAAAGTGAGGGTGTCGGCCCCATTTACTCCGGCCGCACTTGCAAATCCCCACAAGCGCAGGCGATCTCCGGCGATCAGAGAGTCTGCGGGGATAGTGACGCTATGGACATACTGCTCGACATTCGCCCCTGCCCCGCCAAAGACAACCTGACCAGACAGGTAGCCAAGCACGCCGGCGATCCGGGTTCCAACGAGCGGAAGGCTCGGCCTGCTAGAGAACGTCTTGACTCCAGTGATTGTTTGACTTCCAGCATTTTTAACTGGCGTGATCGCCAGCCAAGCCGTGGTAGACAGACCAAGGAGCATGACATACTCACCAACTCCAACTGTAATAGCTGCATTGGCAGACCCGCCATTGATTACTGCGCCCGTTGCCGGATATAGTGCAAGTGCATTGGCTCCAGCATTGTGAACGACCATCTGCTTTCCAGCGGCGGCAGTTGGAAGGCGCACACCATCTCCAGCGTTGGCAACAGTTGAGATGTAGTTCTTGAGTGCAGTGAGCGCAGTGGCTCCACCTTGGGTCTGTGTTGTACCTGCGGTGATACCTGTTGCAAAGCCCAGCGCACTGTCAGCAGGAGCTAAAGCATCAAGAAGCTCTGCTACTGTAAAATCTACCGAGCCAACTTTAAAACCCCTGATGAACTTTGGCTTGCTGTCTGCCGGCACTCGCTCTATGCCGAACCAACGTCCGAGGATACCCTCTATATTCCTTAGCATCGCATCGCTCCTTGTTTGCTGCCTGCTCCCGCGAGCGTGCCCAATGCGCGCCGGGGTGCCTGTCTCTAGCTCACCTGTATAGTAGCACGGCACGCGCGGGCGAGTCAAGTCGCGGCTTGTCTCTATGCACCGCCCGCACCAGCCCCGGCGCTCACCTGCAACACAACCCACGCCAATTGGAGAGTCTATAAAATTTTTCCCGTAGTGGGAGAGTGGCAAAGTATACCATTACAGGACACGGTTCCCCCCATAGGGGAGCTAGTTGTGTAGATCACTAGCTGTATAGCTCGCTAGTACAGTGGCTGAGCTAGGTTACTGGCTGCGCTATATAGCTTGCTGTGCTAGCTTGCACACTGTACTGTGTCTCTGTGCAGCGGTACAGTCTGTTGCCTAGCACACGCTCTGTGTATGTTGCATGGTGAAGCTGCACTGTAAGCGCGCTTACAAAGATTTTTCTTGATCTATAGGTGCAGGGGCTTGACTTTCGAGGTGCTTTTGTGTATACTTTAATTGTAGGCGGTGGAGGCAGGTGCTAGCGGTAAGCTAGGCACTAGGGTTCTTTGAAAGTAGAATCGGCACACGTGACGGTTAGTGTTCGACACTTGTGGTAGCGTGTGTGGCACCTTGCTAGGGTTTAGCAGGCATAGGGCTTGCTAGGTCTTGCTAAGGTAGGAGATACAGGAAGCCTAACGGCAATAAGGGATTTAGGTACAATGGCAAAGTATACCGACTATGAAGCGTTGCGCACAGCACAGGGTATCCCCGCAGATGAGATCGGTAGCAAGGATACCGGATACGACGTGCAGGATGCACGCGTGGAAGGCGATCGCTTTTTGGCAACGGTGCAGTACAAGGGATCGCTTCGGGAAGATAAAACGCGCGATAGCGAGGGAAACCTGTACTGGCAAAAAGCGGTATCGGTGGAAGGCTTCACCGTGGATATCGACGTACCGCTGAACGTTGCCGCCGAGGTGCTTGCTGGCAAGGCGATCACCCTTCCCGCGTTCAAGGAATACCTGTGGACACGTGCCGATAGTGGCAAGGTGGACGCCGGGTTGTTTGAAAGCAATCGCAGCAGTGGCAAGCGCTACGTGGCAGACTTCTGGGAACAAGTGGTGAAGCTGCTGGTCAAGCGTATCAAGCGGGATACGTTCAAGGACGGGGCGCAGATTACTGCGGAAGAGCTCTTTACCCGCGCAACGCAAACCGACGAAAACGGCAAGCTCACTGCCATGGCCAAGGCAGTCGCCAAGACGATTGCGCCGGAAGTGGCAGCCGTGCGTGCCAAGGGCGAAAGCGTGGACCTGTAGGAAGCAAAACCGAGTGCTTAGGTAAACCCTAGGTACTCGGTTTTTTTTTGTTGCTTAGGTGTGTTACTTAGGTAGTACAGTGGCATAGCTAGCACACTTGCCCCTATAGCAAACCTACCTATATAGCACACCTAGCCACATAGCACAGCATAGCAACCCTACCGAGCACAGCTTGCAACACCTAGCCTCGATAGATAGCGCTTTGCTTTGCTCGGTAGCGCCAGCTTCCCGGAAGTTACTTTCCCGACTTCCCGGAAGTGCTTACAGCCCTTACAGTGGATACACGCAAACAAACCCACGAAACCTAACCCTTTGCCGCGCAACACTTTACGGGCAAACATGTAAGCCGTATCCGCCGTATCCATCGTATCCGGGGGGGCCTATACCCTTACCCCCCGCACTTTCACTTTCACACACGCGCTTACACGGATACGTCCAAACGTTCCTACACGTATACTCCCTGTTAAAAAAAAAATATTTAGTTATAGGGAGTAGATGAGACGGTGAGAGATTGGAGATGTCTCTTATACAACTCTGACGCTACCTACGAAGAGGAGTTGTGAACATTATAGGGACAGCGTAACAATATACAAATAAAAGTTG